TTTCTTAGCCTTGTAACAATTCTGTAACATTTCCCTAACATTTATGTAACATCTGCAACAAGTCTGTAACATTCTGTAACATTTCTGTAACAAGTTTACAAGTCTAATCATATAGTCATTATGCCGTAAATATTCCGGACGGTCTGATATAGACCGCCCGGTTTTCGTTACTGTAATCTTAAATCGCCGTTATACGGCAGCGGCGCGGATCCAGTCAGCAGCACGTTAGCAATAGCTCTTGCAATACTTCGGTTTCCGGCTTCGCCCGGATGATATCCATCAGAGTTAGTCATAAGCGCATCGTTTAGCCAATACTCAACGTTGGGCATGTAGGACGCCCCGTATTCTGTGCATTTTTGATAGGCCGGGAGCACTGTGTTTATAAGCCTTGCGTGTATATCAGCCCATTCCGTTATAGCGCCCTCACCGGATCCGGCTTTATTCCATGCGATAAATCCAATGTGAATCCTGGCATATGGAAACATCCGGCGCGCCATTGTTACGAAATTACTGATACCTGTTAATATCTGCTCTGCCGTGTAGCTGTTATCATTGTATCCGCCGCAAATAACGATATCAGTAAAATAATCAAACGGGGATTGCATAAGCTTCAGCTGCGCGAGAAATGTATTATTTGCATCGTTCGCACTGAATCTCGCGCCGCCGCGATAAGCCCTTACGTACCGGTCAACGGACAGTCCCATATATTCCGCACAATACTGCGCCCAGCCATCATTTAACCCGTCATGGCTATACCCCTCACAATAGCTGTCACCAATAAATAAATATCTACGTCTATCTTTGGGGATACTCAATAACTCTGTGTCATCCGCTTTTTGAATTGCCGGATATCCGTATCCGGTATCAACTACGGGTCCTGTATGCGCTAAACCATTTACGATTATCTTTGTAGCCGTTGCGGGAACTGTAATTTTGTATTGATGATATGCCCGTCCGTTATTACCCAGAGCCGCATAGTCAATGCGTGTATTTCCCGCATAAACAATATAAAGCGGATAGCTATTTGCGTAATGATATCCTGATACGTAAATAGTATCCCCCGCCGTTGCCGCAAACTCATTATATATATATCCTAATCCGCTTGTCTCATTGCCGTTTATGTGTTTCACTTTTCCCTGTACAATTTGATCCGGAGTTATGTTTACAAAATCCGCCGATACGGACGCGGCCGGTATAATTTCATTTGCCGAAACTGCCCTATTCCATATTATCCGCGTCCCCGTATCGAAACCATACCATAATTTTTCATTGTCAGCAACAATATACATCGAATATCCTGTTCCGGTTCTGCTTGCGCTTGGACTGAATTTAACAACCGTCGCCAAGTTTTCTACGTCACTCGGAATATCGGTTATAGCCGTATAAGCATCTTCCGACAAACTGTAAACGTAATTTGTTGGCCAGTTTCTTATTTGCGCATAATCCGGATAGCGGCCGATAAATGGTAGATCTATCCTTTGGGCGAATGGCGAAACATTATTAGCCATTGCGTCAATAAAATTCCGTCCCGCCGCATAAATAAGAATATCCCCTCCGGCGGCGCCATTAACAACCGCCCGCACAGCGCCTTTTGGGATCGTTGTTATATAATTAGAATAACTGTTGTTATCTCGTTCACCGACACAAGAGATGAAATTATCATTGCTATCATAGAAGGAAATAAGCGGATATGCATAACTCCAGGAATGCCCCGTAATAATAAATAATCCGTAATCGTAATTGCTTGGAAACGTATAGTCAGCGTATTTATATGCATCGCCGTCAGTTGTCGTTTTTGTGTATCTCCAAGCCTTCCCTTCATAAGCCGTACCGGAAATAGGCTCTCCCATAGCTTTTATCAGACCTTCCGGTATAGAATCCGAATTGAAAAGAGCAAGCGTATTTAATATTGCTTCAATGCTCGGTTTGTTTATCCTTGTGATAGCGTCTCCGGTTGCTTTTGCGTCAGCGGCGGCGCCTTGAACGGTCAAGCTATTATCAATCGCCGGTGTTGTTGGCTGCGTGATATGCGCTGCAAGCCACGCGGCGGTTTCGTCCGAAATAATTGGCTGCAAAATGGATTCAAGTTCACCGCTCTCGCGCATCGCGTCCAGCTTGTTGTTAATTTCCTGCTGGACATCCAGATTATCGAAATAACCGTCAATCCAATCTTTCAGCGTATTGAAAGCCGCTTCGAGATCGGAAAACTGCTGATTCATATAATCCTGATAATCTGCCCATTGCTTTATGATAGTTTTCATGTTTTTGAGCAGCCAATCTAAATTAATATCTCGTGTGTCGAGATACGGGAAATCGTGACCAATCATTTTAATACCCCCTTTATTTGTTGCCGGTCAGAAAGTAGCTCACTCCGTAAATCTGCCCGGATCGCTCCCATGGATACTCTGAGATAAGCCCCATTTCAATCGTGTGAAGCTCCTTCGGGCAGTGCAAAAACCGCCCCTGCCCGATGTCAATACCAACATGCCTCCCCGTTCCGCCGAATGTCGTATATAAAACGTTCCCCCAGGTACCCGCTTGCGGCGTCGTCTGGTTAAGACTCTCGTTGATATATCCTGTTGACCAATTGCTTACGCCTGTCAGCTGATTGATAAATCCGCTGCAATCAATCCCGATTTTTCCGATTGAAAAATCAAAAATCTCCTTTATCTCATCATCCGAATAGCGGGAAAAGTAAACCGGTTCTGCCGCCATAAGTGCCCGCATTGCTGCCGCCGTCAATACGCATCCTTTCGCGCCGTAAAAATATGCATAACTGTCTTTATCGGCGTACATATCACAAGCGCGGGAAATCAAGTCAAAGCAATTTAGAGGTGTATATATGGGCTTTTGTATTTTACTTGCGTGCGTTTCATTTACCATCATCCGCCGCCGCCATCCTTTCGTATAACTGCGTAATGATCAATGTGTTATTGTTAATAGCTTCGGTAAGCTTCGCCGTTTCATCTCGGTGCATTTCCCGGCTTTCCTTTATTTCCGCTTCATAGGATGCCCGCAGCGTTTCCATTCGCGAGTCGTTCTTATCCTCGCGATACTTGATATACCAAAATGCGAGAATAGCAACCGCAATCGGGAAACCGAGTTGCTGCACAATCTGTACAATAGCTGTAATAATTTCTTCCATGGTCTACCCTCCTAATAGATCAAAATGCAAAGCTTTTCCCCGTACAACCGCGCTACGTCGTCGATAAAATTGTAGTAGGCTACGTCGTCCCGCTCCGACTGAATCATCTGTTGCGAAGTCGTAACGCCGATATTCCCGTGTATCCTCCCTTCATGTTTGTTTTCGTCAGTTCCCGTTTGCACGTCCGTCCGGTTATTATATACCCGGGTATCGCTCCGATTATTATATGTCTGTGTCGTAGTGTCCGGATCTTCAATAGTTTTTTCGCTCGGAAAATACGCGCCGGTATTATCAGCGGAAACCTGCCGTTCTATGGAATGCTGCTCCCTGGCTTCCGTCTCTCCGCCCGCCATCGTCAAAGTATCGCCGCCGTTGTACTCCGTTGTCAAGTCTGGCGTTCTTGTATCCGTCCAATTTTCATGGCGGTCGTAGTTCTCAATCGGGTTATATTCCAGAGACAGCGTAGCATATAATTTATCAATGGTATATTTCAGCGACGCGGAAACCGCTTGTATATGCGCAAGCAAATACTCCGGCTCTGTGTAGATCGGCGTGAACTGCCCATACTCAAGCATAAAATAATCCAAAAAGCGCTGCCGCGTGCTCTCGTCCGGATAATAAAAAGCGCTTGTAAAATCCGTTTCATCAAGCGTTATGCTATTTGCTACTATCGACTGTAGCGGAATCCTCGGATACATCGCCATTGTCAAAGTCCTTTCCCTGATAGACAATATCAGCTTGGATATTGTAGTCTGTCGCAGCATTAAATCTCGCAATACTGTCTTTCAATGTTCTCTCCCAGAGGTCAGGGCGGACACTCGCCGGGACATTTAAGGCTGCCTGTTCCGCCTGGATAACCCGCTCTTTCTTCGCCCTGTTGACGACCGGAAAACCGATTGCACTATGGAACATATCATTGATCGTCTGCAGATCATCCAGGACATCCCCGACAATATAATGCTTTCGAATATCGCTTTCAAATATCTCCGCGGGCTGCCGCTCTTCCTGCCCCCGCTGCGGGCGCTTGGATTTGATCGTCACAATGATATCGCCGTTTAAGATTCCCTCAACCGCTTTTTCAAGCGTCATACTGTCCGCTTTGTTGTCCGCCTGTAAAATATAGCCGTTGCGGGACAAAATAGCAGAGTTGTCAACGGTCGCGAAAAGTGACGCGCATTTTCCGGCATACTGTGCGCATATATCCGCAAGAGGCGCGTAGTCCGGCGCTACCTTAATAATATACGCACTGATCTCCCTGGTATCATATATAGGCGCGCCGAAGCTGTCGCGGTTCGTCCTGTCCGACTCTCGGAAAAGGTTAAATTCCGTTCGTCCGTCCTCTGGGTTGAAATAGCCGTTTTGCACAAGCACGGAAGTCGGAAACGCAAAAACGTTCCGCCCGGCTCCCCATACGCACGGTTGCGGGATCCAGCCATTGTAGGACGGCGAGTCTACAATTGCAATCCATCCTCTGCAAAGAAGGTTCCATAAGAAAAACTCATAGTTCCATTCCTCCGGAAAGCCGTCAAACCGGAATATCCCGAAAAGCTCCTGCATGAAATACCGGAAGAAAAAGTGGTAATCAAGCGTATTTGTTTCGTGCACGGTTGCGGGCTGCATTAGGCTTTCGATTTCGTTAGCCGTATCATACAGAAACGGAACCACGCAAGCCCCGCCGGTGCTCCCCAGAGCAACGCCCACGCGCCGCCGGTATGCATTTACTGATTCATTCATAATAAAAGCCCCCGTTTAAAAAGCCGTTGATTTCTGCAATTTCCGTCTGCGTCCCCGGGCATGAAACGCTTGCGTTTCGGCATTTCAGGTAGCCACTTGTCGCGCTTATCTGTAGAATTTTATTATAAGCCCGCCCCTCAAGCGCGTTTTTCATGGTATCCAATCTATAGCTTTCGACTGATAATATGATATTGGGACTCGCTGCAACGACTCCGGCGCTCCCTCCGCCGCTTGCGTGCTCCACGGTCGGAAGAATTGACAAAAGTGCACTTCCTATTCCGCCCGCTGCTCCAACGAAATTTCCAGCCGCGGCACTTCCGGCAGCTGCTCCGACACTGGCAAGCGCGGAGGCAGCTTTGGATTGTGTGACGGTGTATCCGATATCCGTTCCAATATTGCATGATACGCAATACGCAATCCCGCCAGCGCTTACTCTATAGTACAGTGTCCCGGAAAGATCGCAGCTCGCATTGATAGATAGCACATTTTGACTCGCAAGCGCGTCAGCGTCAAGCGCCAGATTTCCATAACCTGGCAGAAATAAATTGATTTTCCTGTACCGGTTCGAATTCACAAACGCGCCATACGTCCCAAGCTGCGGGTGATCCGGTACGGATAATGACGGATACGAAAGTGTCCATATTGCCGCCGGACTTGCTGACTGTCCGCCCACGCCTGTGTCCGTATATCCCAATGAGATATTTTCAACCGCGCCGCCAGGTATCGGAAACGGAACCCATAAAGCACGCACAATATAATCTTGCGGACGGAAAACCGTATTTTGCAGTTCTGTCACGATTGCATCCCAAACATTTTTATAGTCAGTCAGAAACTGAGAGGTGAAAACGCGACTATATAAAGCTTGCCACTGAGAAGCATTCAGTACATAAAATTTATTGCCGCTTGCACCCGCCGCACATATGATATAAGATCCTGCAAGAGAAAAGCCCAAAGCCCATGTGCGTGTATCTACAGTTGGATTTGTCAGGACTTGCAGCCCCTCATCAATGATATAATCATCATGCAAAAGCGCGGAACGCTCTATAATAAAAGTCTGCGCTCCGATTTCTTCCTTAAACGATGCCAGCACGTCCACTTTCCCGGTGATTTCCCAGTGTCCCAGTACAAAAGTCGTTGCAGTGATCCAGTAATACCGCCTCATAGCCGGAACATGAAAGTAATTTGCCGTAATCGGAAAATCTCCCTGAAACGTGAAAACAGGCGCGTATAAATCACTCGGATCTTTCAGGCTGCAATTTGCAGATGCCTGAACCGTGAACCCGTTCGCCGTGCTATTTTCTTTTTTGCTGATCGTGCCAAAGTCTACTTGATAAGCCATTGTTTCCCCCTATAATAATAGGGGCACGTTTCCGTGCCCCGTGCCAAGGGATCGAGTTAATCCAGTGTGACAATAACGCAGTTTTCCGTCCAGTCCGTAAGGCTCCTGTATGTGTTGTGATACCATGTATTCTGGAAGCCAAAGCGGGCATTGTACGGCTCCGGCGCTGTCCATGTGTCGATATTTGCCGTGCCCATAAAGTCTTTATCAGTCAGAATAGCAATTACATTATCAACGGTGCTATCTCCGATATTAACGACGGAGCCGTCACCATAAAGGATATTAGCCTGTCCCTGGACTTTTTCCGGATCGTCCGGATTCTGCCAATAGTTGACTTCTTCATAGTCCCCAATCTCCGGCAGCCTGTCCGGATTATACAGTCCCGCTTCGTTTGCCCGGAAATAGGTTGCATACTTTGTCAGGATATATAGGCGCTCGAAGCCCGCCGGTGTGTGTCTGTCAACCGCTTTTCCCGTCACGTTGGCATGGAAAATCACACTTGCGTCACGCATCATCTTGCGCATCGTATCAATTGATGCTTTCAGCCAGATCAAAAACTCCCTGAAATTTGCTGGCTGCATGATATCCTCTTTTGTGAGGGACAGCCCCGTATCAGCATTATAAGCCGTCAGCGCCTTAAAGTTCATGCGCGGGTTGACGTTCTCCCCCGCGTAGTATGTGACGGCTCCCAGAATCGCATTGTTGATAAGGGATCTTTTTACGCTTATGCGGTCAAGCTTCATCCGGTTTGCGCGCTCCGTCGCAAGCATCGAGAAGAACTCTGCTACTTCCGACTGACTGTTGAAAGCCGAATTTACCTGATTTCTGAAAATCGTCCATTTTCGTGCAAACGTATTTCCTCCGGATACGCGCGTTGCAAGAAAGTCCTGCGGAACCGGTGCAGAACAACAAGCAAAGTTCGGATTCTCCTTTGCGGCTTCTGCTGCAATATTCCACTCTTCGTTATCCAGAGGTTCTGTTGTGATCGGCGTTAATTTCCTGAGATAGTCGCCGTACTTCTGCTCGTCCCATTCCAAACCAAGGAACGGTTCAGAGATCGGGCGGACAGCAAAAAGCGTTTTTGCAAGTACACCCTCAAGCACTCCGTAAAGATTGTCCTGATTGGTAGGCAGTGCGGTGCCAAAAACCTGTACCATGTTTGCCCAGGGGATTGTGCCGATTGCTTTTCTGCCGGTTGCCTGTGCGTACGCTTCCGTCAGGATAGGAGCAATCTGCTGATAAGATAGTCTCGCCATTTTCGTGTTTCTCCCTTCATTATATTATAGTAGTTTTGCCAGCGTGTCCGTGAGCGTTTCCGTTTTCGGATTTTCGCGCCGGGTGCGCGGGTCCTGCTTTTCCGGCTCCGGTTCAGGTTCCGGATCTGGCGTGCTCTCTGTCTCCGGTTCAGGTTCCGGATCGGGCGCGTTCTCTGTCTCCTGTTCCGGCTCCTGATCGGGCGCGTTCTCTGTCTCCTGCGGCGGATCATCCGTAGGCGCTGTCTGTTCCGGCGGCTGCGCGACTGACAAGCCGATTATTGTGCGCACTTCGGACGCGCTGAAACCGGACTTTAAAAGTGACGCCGCGTATCTTAAATCGGTAATAGCCATTGTATGACTCCTTTCAAAAAAGCGGGTATAATCCCGATTCCCGTCACGGTGCGCGGGCGCTTGTCGGCGCTGACTCCGCAAAAGGATTATACCCATAATCATTATAATTGTTTCTGCTCAGTTGTCAATTTTCAATAGGTCGCGCATAAACAATTTTTCAGTGTAAGAGGAAAACAAAATTCCGTCATTGAGATAATGGAAGTATAAAAAACCGTAGTCGTTCCGGAAAAGCTCCCGCCCGGCTGCTGTGTTTTTGTATACCGGAACGCCGTTAATTGCATCAGAGTCAAAGGCGCGGACATAGTAAAGGTCTTTTGTTTTGTGCTCCATGAGCATAACTTTGCCGATTACAGCCAGCGGTGTATACTGTCCAATTGGCTGCGGACGGCAGCCCGAAAAATCATCATTGACAAAATCATTTTCGAAAGCCATAGCTGCATAGTCCGTACCGGTTATGATTTTTTCAATCGCTGAAATCTCTTTCATTTTCCGCGCCGCTGGCGAATCCATGCAAAGAAAGATTGATATATCACGATCCTGAAGCTTTCTGTAGTTCTCGCCATTCTCAAGCATGGACATGATAACCCGGATCAGCCGGAGGCTCTGCAAAATTGGAACTCCCAGGTTGTCCGAATTCCCGAAAAGCCATTGTTTCAACGGTCTCTGTCCGCGCATTTCCCGCGCACGGTTCAACGTCATGATAATATCAAAATACATGACGTCGCTTTTCCCGTAATTCTGAATTATTTCGCCCGGATGCTTTATAAATTCATCGTAGATCAGTTCGGGCACGTGATCCAGGTTGAACCCGCGGATGCTGCCGACTTGCAGCAGAGAAACTGCGTAGTTTACGGGCTTGCCCCTTGGTACTTCCTTTCCGTCCTTTTCCGTATAGTCGGCATATACCGCGGCGACGTTGGACTTTGGCAACATCTTACAAAAGTATCTGCTGCCGACGTCTCTATTCAATGCCCCAAAGGGCGAAAACTCGTTGATAAAGATTGTGTCAATCTGCTTTTGCGTCGTCCGCATAAAAATATAAGGGATACCGTGGTTATGATTCCATAGCATCTTTCCATAGGTTTTTCCCGCGTTTCGCGGTCCTATGACGATATTCAGCGTGCTGCTCAATCGCTCCAGCTTGTCAAAGTCAATCCATCCGTCACGCGTGTAAAGTTTCGCCATCTTCGATACTCCTTTACGAAAGAAAGCCGGTCTTTCAACCGGCTTACTGTTAAACAAGTGAAACATTCATGAAAACGCGCCCGCTCTTCGACTCGGAACGAAAAAGCGAAAATTTCAGGTTGTGCGTCTCCATAAAGTCGATAGCCTGCAAAATTGTACTCTGCACAGTCGGGCTTTCCGTTGAGTAGATCGCGCCCTCTGTCGTGATGATATGCATGATATCTTTCTCTTTTACTTCCCCCCGGATCTCCTTTGTATCCGTCAGGATAACAAGCCGGTCAATATCGAGAATAAGACCATCCGGCTGGTTTTTGAGAAGTTCCCCGGTGCCCTGCGAGAGGTTGAAAATTTCCTGTTTTGTAAAATCGCCATACTGTTTTTTGATTTCCATCTGCTTATCTCCCTTTGCATGTTTTTCGCGCTTCTTTGCGCTACTGTCATTATAAGCCGTTCTGTTTGTTTGTCAAGTTATGCCGAGTTCTTCGCCATCTATCAGTTGTGACATCTCTATCAGTTCGTCGAGTTCTGACAGGCGCGCTTTCAGTTTCCCTGTCCCGTCCAAAATGCTGCCCAATGTGATAATGCGGTCAGTTGCTACGACATTAGACGCAAGCCAAATATCGCACTCTGTCCCGTCGTCCCCTTTTACATGCTGCACGTGCGGCGCTCCGTCTATGTAGTGCATCGTGATACCGCCGGCGGGATCAAAAAGAAAGCCCGGGACAAAATTCCGGATATCGTCCTTTAACTGTGCGACTTGCTTTTTCTCTACGCCTGATAATGTCATGTGCAAGCCGGTGCTGTCCCGGTAACAGTACTTTTTCGCGCCCTGTGTAACAAACTCCTGTATACGGTCGTTTTCGGTTTCGCACTCTATCACGCCCAGATAAAAATCTATGCCATTCACGTTTACATGCGCGCCAAGTTCTTTTGCAATCCGCCGCTTTTCCTCGTTCAGCTTCTCAACCCGCGCGCGGATTTCCGGACTGTATTTGCACTTGTCGCTGTCCGTGTCGCAATACCATGTATTGATCCAGCCGACTGTATTTATCAGTTCGTCTAATGCTATCCGCCCCATACTTGCGGTATGGACTCCCCAGAGGTACGGCGCGACACTGGCAAGCTGATTTTTCCATAATTTCTTTTGCGTTTTCGGATCGTCCAAATCCGCCTGTTTCGGCTCTTCCCATTTGTATTCATCCGGTAGATAGGTGTATTCATCGTGCAGCGGGTTGGTATAGCACATGCCAAAGATGCCATTTAACAGTCCTTTATATAGCGCGTAGTCCTGTTTATAGCGCGTGACTTCTTCCTCTGGCAGCCCGGCATACTTTATTTTATACTCCAGTTCACACTTTCCCCGGAAAACTTCTATTACAAAATTTCTAAATTCCTCTGGCAGCAGCCGATATTCGCAAGAATACGTCTCCCCAAAAATGATATCATCATAGGCGTATTGTTCCCGGAAAAGCTGAAAGGACGGCATATCAAAGGCTATTATCAGTTCATCCGCGCAAAGTAGTCTGCCGTTGTACTCTACGCGCCCAGGTCCGGAAGCGATATAGTCCGCCGTTGCACAAGTCACGCAAGGGATAGGCTGAATAGGATTTTTCAGTCGAACATTGGTTGCCATGATTTCCGTGATATAGTAGTCTCCCTCTTCCTCAATCTCTTTTATAAGATTTTCATCTACATTTCGCTCAAGCCGTAATTTCCCATACGGGTATTTCTTTGTTGTCAGCTGGCAAGGATAACTCGATTTGATGTCGTAACTGTCGCCGTCGTGTAAGATAGTCCCTACGGGGTGGGACATTGACGCAAGTGTATCCCCGCCCTTACATAGGCGGCGAACAAGTTTATATTGTTCCGGTGTTAATGCCATTTCCGCAATCAGATTCTTATAGCTTCGGTTCCCTTTGGTGGCGTTCTTCAGCCGCCGCCTGATATAGCCGGTTGAGGTCAGAGGGATGGTTGCAACGTTGTCGTTTGTCTGCTGCATGGATAGTTTCAATGCCCGGTATAGTCCCAGGACATCAACGACGCAATAACCGAGTTCTGTTTCCGTCAGTTCGGATAATGGTGTTCTCTCTATTTTATAGTTGAGGTCGCCTGTCATTTTTGCATAGCCGCAATCCGGAAAATCGGAAAGCAATTTTGCAAGGCTTCTGTTTGTCAGCTTGTAGCTACATCTAAATTCGATTTCTATTTCTTTCAGGCGGATAGTTAGGACTTTACGGTTTTTGATTGCAAAGATATCGTAATGATACCCGCCCATAGTCAGCGCGCCGAGCATAAAAGCTGATTCAAATGACAGGTTGTGTACATAGATTGCAAAAATAGCATGAGTACCGCTCTTCGCGTAGTGCAGATTGATCCGGCGCAGCAAAACAATAAAATCATCCCAGCTACGCCCCATACATACAGTATCGGCTGAACAGAATTGCCAGATATACATAAAGCCGTATCCGTCAAGTGCTCCGTCGTCGATACTGTCTATATGAGACGTTGTTTCTATGTCGAAGGTGCCAAACTCTAACCGGTATTTCCGTTTTTTTCGCGAGTTGTTATCTTTAAACTGAAAATCCGTTCCCAGTCTTTCGACCGGGAACGTGTGACAGTTGTATAAGCGGATGCGCTCATCCTGCAACGTGATATAGTCTTGCATATTTATTTCATCCCTTTTATAAAAGTTTTCTTGATTTCCCTATATGTCAAGTCTTTATTCGCTGCCAAGTCTCCCGCGACTTTCGCAATATCCCGCATGACCGTTTTTTTAGATCGGTTTTGTGCTCCTATTAATATATGCATCATATCACGGTATGACATAACCTTGTTGAGTTTGTTTTTATACATTGCGCTGAGTTCATCGAAAAAAGTATCAGGGTCTGCAATTTTCTCTTGTCCCCCAAATACCTTGGCTTCGGCACCCGCGGCGCGGGCAGCGTTTCGAGTCTGATCAAGCACTTTTTTAAGTTCCTTCGGCATTTCCGTTTTCGCTTCCTTAGCTTTCATCCTCTTATACTCTTTATAGAGTCCTTCCGTCCGGCGGACACTACCGACCCGAGAGAGGTCGGCAGAAAGAAAGGTTGAAAGCTCTACTGTGTAGGTTTCAAGCTGCTCTTGTGATAGTTTCGTTGGGTCTTCCGGAAAACGCTTTTTCTTGTCTCCTAAGGATTGCCGGATATAAAATTGATATAGCCGCAAGCCTCCGGCTGGTGCTTCTTCATTTTCTGCTAAGTAGCGCTCAAGGCGGACGGCTCTTTGGTTCGCCTGTTTTGCGAGTCGTCTATATTCCAGCTGCTCTTCTGTAAGTAGTGTTCCGCGCTTCATCTTTTAATTTCCCCTTTCCGTAGTATAAGCCGCTCTTCACCGCATGATACATAGCTGCCGCATAGCGTCCAGCCGTGACGCATCAACCTTTTTGCGTACTTCACGCGGATGCGCGCCAGTCTCTGGCGCTCAATACTGTAAATCGTAGCCGTGCGCGGTGTGTGCATATATATGCATCCCGCCCAGGTGATTTTTACGTTATGCTTGCGCTCCGCGGATTCGATGAAGTTCCTCTGTTTTCTGGTTAGATCGTCAATAGATACTTTCGTCGGTTCTCCGTTGGTATAGTATACCATGCAATAATCAATGATATCAATGGCTGCGCCGTAAAAATAGTGCGGAGTTTGGGGGTTTTTGAAGTGTGCAAAAATCATATTTATCATAGTGCTATCTCCTCTGCAAATGTCACATTTTCGAAATTATCTATAATCGGCATCACAAGCGCATATGGTTGAAAGTTTTCGTCACTAAACCAGACCGTTTTACTTTCCGGATCGTAGGAGATCAAGCAGCCCTTAAAACCGAATTTTTTAACAGTCGATGCTTTTATGATTGTCACTTTCTGCCCGTCTCCCCAACGTCCAAGAAGCAAGTACTTTCCGCGCCGCCCGGAGACCGTACAAAATACCGTTCTTTCTATGCGCTGACTCCTCTCAAATTTATGATGCCAGAAATTACCATTCGGGCTGAAAACATCTAAACCGGGAAGAATAAGCGCCCATGTGCTACTTCTAATAGATAGATAGCTGCCGTATTCAAAATAATATTTTCCCTGTTCGGGCGCTTCTTGTTTCAGCTTTTCAATTACATCTTGTGCGGTTCTCATTTCGCCAGATCCTCCATTTCATGAATCAAATTATCTATTTCAACTAAATCATGCATTATATATCTTTCTTCAAGTATGCGTGCCCGCTCTTCAAGCAGCCATGCATCAATCTTTCCGTTAGAGCACGCCATCATAGGCGGCAATTCACGCATATAACGCGCGCGGCGGAGAATGTGAAAACCAGTGCGATATATGGTCCTCGCGGAGGCGTGCCATACTTCCGCAAGTTTGCCGTCCTCATAAATATATAAAATTGTGTACATGTGATACCCCCTTAGATATCGAAACCATAATTTACAGACATCCGGCAGCAAGTAAACCAGAAATTAAGGCGCTTATCGCTACATTTCATATATGGGCATTCGCGGCCTGTGTATCTGGCGAATCTGATTTCATTCATCGCAGCATAATAGACGGCGCGAGCGCTGCCGACAATGGTCTCATAGACAAGCCCGTTCGAATCGTAGATTTCTAATGTTACAATTTTCATGATTTAATGCTCCTTTCCTTTCAGCGCTATTAAATACTGCCTGATATGATATCTACTCGTTTGCCTGGCGGGAATCTCAACATACATCTGCCCCTTGCGTCTGCCGCCTGCTATCTGTACCGGCTGCTGTAAAATATCAGTTTTGCGCGAGATATAGCCGATAGTATACATGCAATCACCGTTACGATATCCCTGTTCAATAGCTTCTTTGTACGTCATTTCTTTTCTCCTTTCCGTGACGGGTATAATTTCCCCTATGAGTATAATAGCACAAACATATTACAAAATTGTTACATACTCTATACATTACTATGACAGCGAAGTCGGCATATGACTATATGATTAGGCGTGTAAATATGTTACAGAAATGTTACAGAATGTTACAGACTTGTTGCAGATGTTACATAAATGTTAGGGAAATGTTACAGAATTGTTACAAGGCTAAGAAA